GATCACAAGGCAACCATTCTTGGTCAGATGAAGATTATTTCCGCTGAATTTAAAGACAGCAACGGTAATCCAAAGATTCCAGTTTGGGCACAAGCTATGGCGCGTGATACGCAAAAAACAATTGCTTTCTCAGGCATCTCCGGGACAGCGGCAACCGCTGCCTACGCGAATGCTATTATGGAAGCGACCTTGGGTGTAGCTGATAAAGAAGCTTCTTTTTTTCAAACACTTACCGTTGCAAACCTCGATAATCGACAAGAGGCAATTATTAACAAAGCAAAGATCCTAGCGAATTTTGAGCTGAGTAATCTTGACGCCCGAGAGGCAGCGGCGGTCTCCAACGCCAAAGCGTTTCTAGATATGGACCTCAAGAACCTGACCAACGAACAACAAGCTGAAGTTATTGATAAACAGGCTGTTGTACAGGCACTTTTTGAAGACCAGAAAGCTATAAATGCTCAACGGCTTTTCACTGCCGAAAGTGAAAACGATTTTACTAAATTCTATGACGAACTCAACTCCGCAATTGAGCGACATAACTCTATAGAGACAAATTCGTTAGCCAAATTTAACGCGGGTGAAGCCAACGTAAATAATCGGGCTATTGCTGAGCTTGAGGATTCCCGAGATCGGTTTTATAGTAATATGCAATACAATATTGATGTGGGCAATGCCAAATGGCGGCAAACGGTTGAAACCACTACCACCAAAATGATTTTTGAGGCAGTTGGTGATGATGTAAAAAACGCCTTAGACATCTCTCAAGAGGCCCAGAACAGGCTTTGGGACAGCGTCGATAACCTGCTGGACTACATCTTTAAGGGGGCCGACAATGAGGCCACAAGAGACGCTCAAGTGTTAGTTGCTCAGATTCAAGCAAGCGCTAAGAGCGGAAGCAGCTCGGGCGGCTTGCTTGGCACGCTTGGGAAAATTGCCGGTGTTGTTGCGGTCTTATGATGAGTTATTTCTATTCAGATATCCGCCTCAAAGAAAATATCGAGCATTTAGAAACTGTGGATGGCATCAGGTATTATACTTGGGATTGGAATCAGGAAGCTGTGCGTGTGGGTTTAAACAACGGGCCCACTTTTGGCGTAATGGCCCAAGAGGTTCAGAAGACCCACCCACAAGCTATTGTGCAAGGCCCACACGGATACTTGCTAGTGAATTATGGAGCGCTGCCTAAGTGAGCTCAGACACGGTAATACCCTTTCCCCAGCAAAGTGCTGTTGACCGCCAGTTCGAAGAACTGGAGCGGCAACGGGAACAAATTAGACAACAAGCACAGTTGATAGCGGAGCTTAAAAAAAATGAAGTTTGAAGACGCCATTAAGAAATCCATCAAAGGGTTTATCGAAGGCAAGGTGCCCCGCAACATTGCAGAGATGTCTGAGGAAGGGCTGATCTATACGCCCGCGTATCTAGACAAGCTTGAAGAGGTGATGATGGCAGAGCCAGAGGCTGCTGAGCCAACCGAAGAGGAGATACTTGATGCAGAAGCTCAGTAGCCCAATCCCCGGAGCTAATTACACGACAGATACCCGCAATTACAGCTGGCATCGTCCCCCGGACATCGTGGATTACGATGAGGGCGTTGAATATTTTATCACTAAGATGGGCGAGCCCGAAGAGACTGACCTCATTATGTCTCTGATTGATCTGGAGACCCCGATCACCGTGATCACTGCCAGCCTTATGCTTCAAAGCATCAGCCGGGGAAAGATCCCCATTGACCTTGCCATCCTAATGGCGGGGCCTGTTGCTCGGTATATCGAGATTATGGCGAAGTCTGAGGGCAAAACCTACGAGATGGGCGCTAGCGATAAGGATCGTGTGTCGATCACTCCAACATCATTAAAAATAGCACTCGGTCTTGTGGATGCTGAAGACGCAACACCAGCGCCAGAAGTTGTTGAGGGGGTGTTTGAGGAACCGCCAGAAGGCGGTCTCATGGCAATACCAGAAGAGCCTTTAGAGGCGTCTGGGGAGGAACAACAGACCATGCTCGGCATGGGCGAAGAACCAGTTGAAGAGGAGATGGCTGATGGGTTGGCGTGACGTACAAGCTGGAGTTGCTGACGGCAGCATAAACTACGCTAATAAGCCTGATAAATTGGGCAGCTTCATGGAGGGCTTCGCCTCTGTTTATGTGCCTATGATGAGCAAAAAACAGGACGCCAAGCTTAAAGCTGACGCCCTTAAAGCAACTGATCTCATAGCACAAAAAACACGTCTAAGACTGAAGCGTGAGAAAGAGGAAGAAGAAAACGCCCTTTACCTTAAACAGGCCCAACAGATTGCTAAGAACGTAGGTTTCCAGGGAGACGATGGCACAATTAACTATATGTTTAACCAGCTGGTGACGTTCAAAGGGGATGCTTCTAAAGTTGAAGCAGACTATGGGACAGCGGTAGAACGCGATGGTGTAACCCGGACAGTTGAAGAGTTTGCTGGCCCAGTTCGACCAGATGTTCCGGGCTTTAATATGCCCGAAATGGACAGGCTTGTCCAAGGTGAATCCGCCGGGGACATCAATGCAACTTTGATTGGCGAGAAAGACGGTAAGAAAACTTTTTTTACCACAGACAAACCTGTGTCTCAGATGACTAAGAGAGAGATTATTGATCTTACTGAAAGCGGCGGGAAGTATTTCAATTGGTCTAAGCTCAATATGCCCAAAAAAGCAAAAGCCTATGGCAGAGGGCTGGCTAGCACTCCCGTTGGTAAATACCAATTTATAGGTGGTACACTGAGGGAATTTGAGAAAGAAGGTGGTATTTTTGAGCAGCTAGAGATTACGGATGACACCATATTTGATGAAGAAACTCAGAATAAGCTATTCATAGCCTACGCGCAGGACAGGCTTGCAGGAGCTCGATCAACGGGTGGCGATAAACGCTCTGAGCGTAATATACTAAGGAAAACTTGGGAGTTTTTAGATCGGAAGGATAAGAACGGCCAGTTTATGACCTCAGATGAAGATGTCGATAAGCTTATTGCAGAGATCGATACAGGAACAGCAGACAAAGCGGTTGATAATATCAGCAACAGCCAAGCGTTCAAAGAATGGGCCGCTGGTGATAAATCTCAGCCCTTTGAGGGTACTGAGGGCGGTTATCAAGAAAACGTGGTCACGTTGGAACCAATGAAACCAGCTGGGTTTCCTCTCGATTTTAAAGACATTAAAACTACGACAGACGCAGACGGGCTTATTGCAACGATTAACGCTGATAAAACCATTGGGGAAGCAGAAAGGAATGCTGCTCTTGCCCAAGTGCAAGAGTATAGGGCTACCTTAGACGTATTCGACTTTGCAGAGTTTACGGAAAAAAACCGTATTACAGATGCAAATCAAGCAGAGGCCGCTATACTTACTTTGCGGAATAATAAAAGCATTCCTGCAGACGATCTTGAGGGTTATGTCGAGCAGATCACTGAGATGGCATTTAAATTCAATAGCGCAGCTGTTAAAAAGGCCGAGCTTGCTAAAGATCCCATAGCGTACTTCCCTGTGGGAGATAATGGTTTAGTAGACTTGGGCTCTCAAATGCTCATCAGAAAAGACACTCGACAGGTAGCCAAAGACGGCGGCGATGATGGTGAAATGGTTACCAAAGAAGTGTGGGTAAATCATTTAACGGGTGAAGTAGTTGCGGATGTAGATACGGGCCGTGTATTTGCCGAAGGCGAAGCAGCCACCATGATTAAGCTGTACAACGAGCCTATTTCAAAAGCGTCTGAAATTGTTCAAGACGGCATTGGGGTTATAGATAATTTACTGGAATACCGTCAGTTAGTTACTGAAAACCCTACAGCGATGAACACTTACTTATCAGCTGCAGGTAACCTTAATACGCAATTTAACGAGTTTGGTACGGCTCTCAAAACAGCGTTTGGCAAAGCGGGTTCAAGTGGCGTTACCTATCAGGAGTACGAAAGCTTAGCTACTCCCATGTTTGAAGCGCTAGGTGCGCCCTTAAATAGAAAACTGTTTGCTCTGCAGTTACGTGCTGCATACGATCAGGCCCGTTTAATGGGGTCTAGTGGCCAAGGACTATCAGATAGAGAATTAGGACTTAACTTGATAAGTGTTGGAGAAGGACTGACTCCGAAGCAAGCTCTGATACAGATAAACAGTATGCTTGACCGCACTCTTACTACTGTCGAAAACAAAAGAAACGGTAAGATTGGCTCTATTATCGCCCAGAGGAAGCTGACCGAAGGGTTACAGGCGTACCCTTATGGACAAAACTTCAAAACTGACTACGCAGTAAAAGCCTTTACTACAGAAGACGGTAGTAACTACACCCCTAAAAAAGCGCAGCAATTCTCCGCCGCACTTGCGGGTAATTTAGAGCTAGGCGCAACGACTGGGGAACAGACTACACCTGTAACCAGCAGTTTTGCTGTGTCTGAAGAATTACTGGGACTGGATGGAATTTCTTCAAACCAAGCAATGGTGGAAAAGCTAAGGCCATTTATAGGCAAAACAGTAGAGGCCTATAGAGATGGGAATAACGTAATTCAATACAGAGAGGTTACTGAGTAATGTCTTCAGCAGAAGAAGAAGCCCTCAAGAAACTTGGTATTACTCTTGCCCCTGCGGACGGTGAGGAGGATACCGAAGAAGCTCTTTTAAAAAAACTCGGTATAGAATTATCCCCACCTTCTTTCGAGGCTGCTTTCCCGACCAATATGTACGATGGTCTCAGCCTCGGAGAGGCGATGGACCGATATAAGGACATTGTTTACCAGAAAGACGAGGACGGAAAACATAGCAGAGAGCTGAACCCGAATATTGAGTTGGTGGGTAACTCCCACAGATTTGTGAGGGAGGATGGCAGTGATTCACTGATCCCGGAACCTGAAACCAGTTTGATGGGCGGGGCAAAAATGCTCTTGGGGGTAGACCCCTATGATGTCACCGCAAAAGTTGGTGCTACACAAATTCTAGGTAAGGGCATTCAAGAAAGCGTGTCTGATTTTCGAGAATTAGACGCCGCTATTTTGGAGAAAACAGACGTGGCTGATCTACTTCGATCCTCTCCAATTGGCGATCAATACCCAGATGACCTTGTTGAGAGTGCCCAAGAAAAATCAGTTAATGTCGATACTGGTGGAACTTTTTTTGATGCGCTGATTGCTGACGCTGGCCCCGCCATTATTGCTGGTCTACCCGCTGGGGTGGGCACAGTACGTGCTTTGTCGCTTATCCCGCAAGCAACATCTAAAGTAGCCAATGTTGTCCTCAACACTTTTAAAGGTATCACCGCGACACTCACAGGTGAAACCGCTGCCACGCTGACCACAGGCACTGACGAGGGCACTGTTGTTATGGGCCCTAACGCCACCTTTCCAGCCTTTCCTGACTTAGTAGAGCTAGGAGACGAGGATGCGGATAAGGTAATCGAGCATCGTCTAAACACCCTAACTGAAGGCATGGCCCTTGGCGGGGTTGCTTTAGGGGCTTTAGCTACAACTAAAGCAGTGGCCACCACTGCAGGGCAATTCCTTTTAGATGGTTTTGTTACTGCATTTAAGGGCCCAGAAAAAGCTGTGTATATGCAGTTGTCTCTCGAGCTGGCTAACATTCCGCCTGATGCCAGTGAGCAAATGCTAGCAGAGGCACGTAAGCGCATAGCCGAGGTAGTCGAGGCTAACAAAGAAGTCCTAGTACGATCTATTCGTGACATGGATAAAAATCAACAGGTCACCATTGATACGGTAAGTGCGCTTCTCAAGGGCACTGGTAATCAAGCTGATCGAAGTAATGCCTTGGGCGTTAGAGCTGGGGCCATGAACATCCCGGGGTCACCCGTAGTGGATGCTGTTGATGCGCCTATCGCAGCTGTGCAGCAAGACTTAAGGCTACAGGCGCAAGAGCTAGGTGGAGAGACGGCTGCTCAGCAGACTGCCAAGCTGGAAGATGGAGCCGAGGCTCTTACGGAGACTGCCCGGGCATCTGTGGATGATGTGAGCGGTGGTCTAGCTCAAGCGCAAGCTAAGTACGATGCAGACTATGCAAGCATCATGAGTGGCTTTGATCAAGACCTAGAGGCCACAGATGTAATTGATAAGCTTGCAGCTCAATATGGCACTGACTTAGAAGGCCCCGCCACAGCGGTCAGAGACCGCATAAAGAAACTTTTAGAAGTGTCGTATGTAGCCCAACGCACTGATAAGGATGCTAAATACGCAGCCGTAAGCGGTGGGCCAATCGATGCTGAAGCAATCGTTGATCAGTTTGAACGCATCAACCTCGGCAGCATCACTGAGGCGGAATATCTTGTAAAGAGTAATCGCCCGGTTGGCACACTGCACGGACTTGTACAGCCTAAAATGGTTGCCGATGAAGCTGGCGAAGAGGGCGCTACACGGCGTGAAACGCCAGAGGAAGTCATAGATCGTGTACAGGAATTTCTAGACAACGACCCTAAGCTTAACTTTGGCTTTTTCTACAAACAGGTCCGCCAAGAAATGTCACAGCTGGCTAGTGATTTGTACACCCGGGGGAACGGTTTGGCTGGGTCTACCGTCAGGGACTTTATCAAGTTCATCGATAACGACATGCTGGACTTTGTTGAGGAAGAAGGCGGTGATGCGTTAGCCGCAAACGCTCGGGAAGCTAAGCGTTATTTCCAAGAGGATTACTTGTTCAAATCTGGTGGGCCTAATTCTCCACAATCAAAGCTAGCCGAGTATGCAGATCTTTACGACAGCACACTTGGTCGGACCAGCAACGAAGATCTCACTGCGACAATGACGGGTAAAGGATTTAATCAGCCCGGCTACGATAGCGCCTTTGAAGATCTGTCTGTGGATTGGCTAGATCGAGGCAATCGCTTTGATATAGCCCACCTTAAGACCGCTCTAAGCACCCTGCCTAAAAACGATGGTGGAGAGATAGCGGACTATATGGTTCTCAAGGTACTAGGTCGCTTTGCGTTAGATGCCCGGGCTAGCGGTATTGATGGTATCGATTACGGCAAACTGACCGCTGAATTGGGCACCTATTCAAGCGTATTATCGGCTAATTTCCCGCAAAAGGCTGGCATGATAAATGGCTTCCTAAAACGCCTCGAGACTGCCAAAGGCAGTCAGGAGGAGCTGCTTAAAGTATTAGAAAGCACCAAAGTCAGCGCGGATAAAGGTATAGCGCAGCTGCAGGGCAGTATTCTTACAGAGTTCTTCGATAAGTCGCTCACCCCACAGCTTAAGCAGATTGCGAGTAGCGCTGAGATATTTGCTACCTCAGACCCTTACAAAGCGTTCTCAGGGTTCTTTACCGGGGCAGAGACTGTTAGCCGAATGGGGCAGCTTCTACAGGCGATTGAAGCCTCACCAGAGGCTAATCGTCCTGTGATTAAGGATGCACTGAAGCTAGCTTATAATAAGTTTCTAGATGACAAGCTTATTGGCAGAAAGTTGCAGACTAGCGGTGTAACCCCGATGAACGTGGCTCCCGGGGAGCGAGCTGCTGATGAGCTCACCCCTCTGTTTAGGGTCGGTAGGGAGATCTACGGAGATGAGGGAGAGACGCTGTTTAGTGGTCTTGAAGCCTCTCTTGGTATGGCCCGGGAAACAGAAGCCCTCAAAAGCGCTAGCCCAATAGCAGGGCAATCGCGCACTGCATTTAATCAGCAAGCCCGGACAAATACCAATCGTATGATTGCTATCTTTATTGGGCCTCTGAGCCGTATTGGTACGAGGATCCGATCAATTCTTGGGGGTGCAATTGAGAAGATGGATGCAGATTCACGGGGGATGGCTATTAGACAAAACATCCTAGCTAACCCAGATGAGTATCTTGCTCTGGCCAGCAAATATAACAAAAATCCGGGGGATCCTTTATTAGAAGAAACCCTGCTTTATTTCCTTGGATCAGGCCTACTTAAAACTGACCTAGAAACGGATGCTGAAGATGTCCCGGGTATTCTAGAGGATGCACAAGCAGAAGTAAGCGAAGCTGCTGAAGCAATAAATGCAATAGTCCAATAAAAAACCCGGGGGAGCAACCCCCGGGTCTATATAGCAGCTCGGAGAACGACCAAGAACCCCTCACTGCCATAACCTTAAATGACGTAAGCCCTCCAGTCAACTCTGGGGGGTTTTTTGTTGGCTGGCATAAGATAGCTGATTGTTAGTACCATAGCAATTACCTTAGTGGAAGGGCTTATTCACACTTTCTGAGGCCTGTGGCGGGGTCATAATAACAAGCCCCACCCTCTTCGATAAAGTTGTCGGGTTCTTCGATATCAGGCTCTGCTACATCCTCTACCGCTGATGCATTCAAAATTCCAAAACGCTTTCCGCTGGCACGGAATGTCGTACAACCTGATGATCCTCCTTCAAACGCTTCCATATAAACACGCTTGAAGTCCTCCCAGCCCACCTCGTCCCCGACATTGCACGTTTTGCTACATGCACTATCGACATATTTACTGGCTGTATTGAGAACTTTTACATGATCAAATACGGACAGTTCATTAGTTGTTTTGCCCTTGATCCCAAAGTTCTGATAGCCGTAATCCTTCACAGTTTCGATTCTTGGCCCATCGAACGTCTGGATCGTTCTATCGTAACTGTGGGAGAATACAGGCTCAATGCCAGAGCTCACATTGTCCGCTGACAGGCTGATTGTGCCAGTAGGAGCTACGGACAATAGATGGCTGTTTCTGATGCCGTGGGTCTGTATCAAAGTGCGGATACTGAGGGGCAATGTTTGTGCAAATTCAGAATCTAAGTACTTATCATCGTACAACGGAAACTTGCCTTTCTCGACGGCCAAAGAGATAGAAGTCATGTAGCATCCATCCCGAATTACGCCCATGATTTTCTCTAGCCAGTGGATGAAATCATCTGACCCATATTCATGGCCCATTGATTCAAGAGCATTTGCAACGCCAGTTACACCTAGCCCCATCCTGCGAGTGTCCTTGGCTTGCTTTTCTTGCTGGGGCAGCGGGTAGGTCGCTCGGTCCACTACGTTGTCCATAGCTCGTACAATATGTGGGATGTCGTCCTTAAGCATCTGCATGTTAAATGCATATGTGCCGTCAGGCGTCATTTGTATGTACTTAACTAGGTTGAAAGATCCTAACAAGCACGCCCCGTAAGGCGGCAAAGGCTGTTCACCACACGGATTTGTTGCAGCGATCTTCTCACAATAATGCAGGTTATTTTTGCGGTTAATACGATCAATAAATAGGATACCCGGCTCCGCCCAGTCCCATGTGCTGCGTAGAATATCGTCCCACAATGCCCGGGCGTTGATAGTGCTGTAGACTGTACCCTCAAACACTAGATCAAAGTCAGTGTCGGCTTTCACAGCCTCCATAAACTTGTCGGTGACCCCCACGCTCATGTTAAACTGAGTGAGGTCTGTGGAGTTGTTTTTAGCCCGGATAAACTTTTCGACATCGGGGTGATCCACCCTCAAAACTCCCATCTGAGCGCCTCTCCTGTGACCTGCAGAGGCAATGGTTTTGCAAACTGCGTCAAAGATGCCCATGAAGCTTAGTGGCCCGGAGGACTTACTGTCTAGGCTCCTGATCAATGACCCGTGGGGCCGCAACGTAGACCAATCATAACCAATTCCACCGCCGAGTTGCATTGTTCGTGCAGCTTCCCCAGCTTTATCCATAATCCCTTCCATGCTGTCTTCGATAGTGCCACTGACAAAGCAATTGTATGGCGTTACCGTGCGCGGTGCTCCCATAGCGGACTGCACACGTCCCGCTGGAAGAAATCTCTGGTTATAAAGTATGTTTCTAAAGCTATTAAAATGTGCTTCATCGTCTTTTAACGCTTCGGCAACTCGCGTCATTGCTTCAGTAAAGGTTTCCCCTTCTGAGCGATATTTCATTGCATGTATTTCTTCAGAAATACCCAGCGTAGGCCCGTAGTGATTTTTCATTTCTGCTCCACTAAATCTGATAGGTCTGGTTTTTTATAATTCGGCCCCTTCAAAACTTTGCCATCTGGACGTTTTAGGGGTTTGTTGTCTGGTCCTAATTTGGACATGTTGCTGACGTGAACTCGTCGGACAGCCTCGTCCAAATCCCATCCGTAAGTGGCTGCATATCCATACGTCACGTAGATGAGATCAGCTAATTCCTTAAGCATACCCGCTGGGTGATTACCCATGCCACTCTCGTCGGACACTTCGCCAAACTCTTCTCGAATTAAGCCAAAGCGCATATCCTCTAGCTTAAGGTTAAAGTACCAATTCTCGTCCAAAGGATGATCCATAAAAGTGGCAAATTGTCGGACCATCTGCAGTGGTGTGTCATCCAAATATGCGTCTACAGGATCATCAGGCAGGTCTTTTACCTGCTTAAAATCTTCGATTATTCCTGCCAGCCGATCTGCCGCGCAATCATCAATATCATCTTGAGTTATCATCGTTCTGCCTCTAGTTTTTTGATAAGTCGATCCAGATACCAACGGCATTTTTTCAAATCCTCGAGGCCATTTTTGTACGGCCATCGCCAGAGATATTTAAAAGAGTTTTGCCAGCAATATGCCTGATGGCTAGTTATATCAGCGCCAAACGACATAGCTTCCATAGCCTCGATGCACTCGATATTTGCAGAGTTATAATGAGGCGGCTTGTCCACCATATTTGCGTGGGTAGGGGGAGACGGGTGCCAATCAGCTTCAGCCCATTTCGCCATCAATGGATCCGGGTTTTTTTGAATGGGATTATCTTGCCTTCGGCAAGCAGATCTAAAAGCTCTTCATCAGGCTCGAAGACAATCTCTGGCCCATCCTCGTCTTTGGCATCAATTAAAAGACGCTGCAAAAGTCCTTGTCTAATCAACAGCTCTGGGGCTGTATCCAGCATCATTTGCAAACCCAGTAACAGATCTATTTGTATCTGGTATTCAACGTCATCCATCTCTTCTTTTTCGAGATTATGCTGTGTCATGACGCTCAGCTCGCCCTCTTCCATATCGAGTTGGAAGGCAATCATCAGCGTGTTTTTGGGCAGATCAATCGGATCCATTTCGGGCTCCTTGTTTTAACAGATTGAAAAAGTAGGCTGCATCGACCACCGCCAAAGGCTGCTTGCGGTCTGCCTTAACGATCACCACTGGCTCCATGCCCTTTGGGGCATTGGCTGTGGCCTGATCAACGTAGCTGTACACCGCTATGCTTTTTCGGGCTTTGCATTCTATGGTGATCCCCAGCAACCGTCTGGCAGCTGGAGATAGAAGCACATCCTCGCCATGAGCTCCCATCGGATTGCTCTTGCAGTCATCGAGCTCTAGCTCTTTGAAATGGGACAGTATTTGCTTAGCAGTCCATTGCTGCAGCTTGCGCCCTTTTGCTTTGGCTGATGATGTTTTAATCGGCATCGACATACCACTTGAAAGGAGGGAACTTTGCTTTGGATTCCGCTTGGGGCTTGTACTTAGCGGACGGCCAGCAAGTCCTTTTGAAGTTGCAGAACCCACAGCTTTTACAGAGGGTTTTCTTGCCCGTTTCTTTGCGTTGGAATGTCTCGTCTTCGGCTTCAAAGCCCCTTTGAAATACGGCATCACTTTCAAGAGACCCCACATTATGCTTGCGGCGAGCTCTGATAGCCTTGCACTGATCAGCGGTAGCTGTGACAGGCACCACCATCAGCTCCCCGCTAGATTTATCTACAACGATCCAACCACCGGGTGGCTTATTCTGGGCATCCGCATAACCGAATAGCTGACCAACATACCCAAAGTCATCTTCTGCAAGCAGGGCATCAAAGCCCTTGGCCCATTTGTTTTTGTAGGCCCAAGGTGCGGAGGATTTAATGTCCAGAACCTTGCCATCAATATCGATATCGCTCGATCCTTTAATGGTGGTTTTTGAGACCTTCATCGTCACATCATCACCGTCACTGGTGACATCAATCTTGGCTATGGTGAGAAGCATACGAGTGATGACTTCGACGCAGTCACCAATCATCATCCTCATAATGTGATTATAGGGGAACGGTTCCCGTTCCGCCCCAGACTTCTCCATCTGCAGAGTGCATAAGGGACGGCCCAAGTTGGACATGCGGACCCTAAAACCTGCTTCTCTTTTTTGCGTGAGCTGTTTTTTAAAGGCTGCGACGAGTTGTTCAGCAGCGGCTTCAAATACTTCGGGGTCTACATCTACAGTCGCTCCATTAGAG